CCTCGTGTTACACCAGTTAAGGTATTTCCACTTATGCCTGTATATTGAATCATCTCTGTTCCAATTAATACAAAACTAGTTCCAGTATTTGGAAACTGTGTGGCACTTGTTAAAACTATGGTTGTTGTGCTTGCGTCTATAGCTCCATTTAAAGTAGTCGTTACTGCTCCGGTATCCTCACCACCATATGTACCTAAACCCCAACCAAAACCTTTTTCCTGAACAGCTGTGCCTACAGGATAATAATGTTGTACTCTTATACCACCTGATGTTGTTGCTCCAGATCCTGATTCATTTGATGGCATTGTAATTGTTAAAGTCGTGGCAGTGGGGACAGCAGTCACCATAAATTTTTTGTCATTAAAATCTGAAGCTCCAAAATTAGAATCTGTTATTGATGTAAAGTTATCTAGTAAAATTATATCATTGGGAGATATACCATGGGCTGTTGAAAAAGTTATTGTTACTGTCGGTGATCCGTTGGTCGTGCTGAATGCACTAGTAAGAGTTGTTGTTGTTTTAATAGGGTGTATATCATAAAATACATTACCAGAGAAAGCGTACAGTATCCTATTAGTGCCAATGATCGCATATCTTCTACCTGCTGTATTTACAAAATGATGTAAGCCTCGACCAGCGCCTGTTAATTCGTTAGAATTAAGTGCTCCTAGTTGGTTCCAGCCACCTATTTTTTCAGGTATACCATATCTAAATCTCACATTATCACAGTCAGTCCATTGTCCCTCTGCTCCGGTTTCTGTGATTTGTTTATTAATACCTGGTTGAAATCCTATTTTTTGTAGCATAGTAGCCCACTATATAATAAGTTTTATTGCACGTCTATCTTTATGTTTCCTGATACAGTTATTCTGTAATCGTTTACTTTATAAAAAGGATATACACAGTGAGCATAAGAAGCTGGAAAGATTAACATTGATTGTTCCCATTTTTTATCTACAAAAAAATTGTGGAATACCAAAGGTCTAAATTGATCAAACCCTAAAAACTGAAGAACGCCAGGTAAGTTGCTTGAGGCTTTTTTACCAGGGCTAATTTTTAATTGATCTTCAATTAAAAAAGGAATTTTAATAAATATTATAAAAGAAAATATTCCGCTATGATTATGTATAGGATTAAATTCATTCTTTTTTTGAAAGTTAACCCACAAATTTTTTAATTTAAAAGGTTTGTTAACACTATTACAATCATATCTTTCATTAACTATTTTAATTAATTTAGGCTCCATCATAATAGTTTTTAATAAATAAGGCTCTATTAAAGAAATATATTTATCTAAATTATACTCTTCTTCTATGTTGCCAATTAATTCTTGATTAGCTTCTATTGATTTATCTTTTATAATTTTTTTTAATTTTTTAAATAAATCGTCAGGTATTTTATCAATCTCTACTATCATTTTAAATTAAGTTTTGGTTTTTTAAACCAGCCTGGAAGACCAATGTGTGGCCGCCTATCATAGATATTATCTTTAGCTCCCGGTGTTTTACTATTATTATAATGTAAAAAAACTTGCACGCATTCTTTTCCTTTAAATTTTTCTCTCCAATGTTCTAAGTCGCAACCTCTATAGACTAACATGTCACCAGGTTTTAAATCTATTTTTACACCTTTCTTACCTTTTGCTCCAGAGGGTTCTAAATATATAGGCCAATTATCACCACCAAGATTCATGGTTGTAGATATCTCACAACTAAATCTATCTATGTGTCTTTTAAGAATGTCTCCTTTTTTATATACTCTTGCATAACTGTACGCAGGAAGTAATTTAAGTTTAGTTGCTTTTTCCATATCAGATTGACATTTCAACATTAAAGTTTCCATAGCAATATCAGAATAACAAGTATAAGTATCAGGCACTTGATCTTTTACTGACTCATAAAAACCTAACATAGTTTCAAAGGGTGATATCTGTCTTGCTTTTATACAAGTGTCGTATACTTGTTTTTTAATACATAAATAATTTTTTAAAAATAAAGCTAAGTCCTTATCAATAACTTTTCTCATAACCACATATTTATCTTTTTTAAAATTCATATTATTAAGTTGTATGTGCACAGTTAAAACTTATGCCATATTTTATAGAATCTTTTCTATGTCTCTTACATCCATGTCTTAGAAAAGAACTAAAAATAGCAAAAGAACCTGGTTCAGGTTTAATCTCTTCGTTTATTTGAGGAAACTCTAATATCTGTGAATGTTTATTTAAATAAATAACTCCTGAAAAAAAATTTCCACTATGACTATGTTCTTTTGTATAGTGACTCATACCATTTTTTATACCCCATGCATCACGTAGTATGTATTTATATTGATCAACATCTTTATCTACCACATCAAAAATTTGCCAAATAAGTTTTAAAAATTCTACGTCGTTATTAAAATAATCCCAACTAGTCATTCCACCAATCACATTAGTTTGAAATGAATTATTATCTTTTAACTCACATCCTTCATCTATTTTTTTAATAAAGTATTTAGAATCAATTTTATCAAACGTGCCTTTGAAAAAAAAGTAAGGTTGTTTTATTTCACTTATAATTTTTTTATCAAAATTCATCTTTAGCCATTTCTTTAGGTACAGCTTGAAGATTAAAATGTATAAATCTAAATGGATGTTTACCATGATCCACAGCAAACTCATGTTCTAAAAAACCGGGAAACAACATTAGTGTGCCTGGTTTAGGTTTAAAATGAATTAAATCATTAGCAGCTAACATTTGATCATTAGGTTTCATTTTTAATTTTGTTGCACGTGCGCCAGTTCTTGGTTCATGAAATACTGGATAAGATGTTTCTTCACTACATTTTAAAAAATAAAATCCTGATACGTGTTGATTCCAATGTACATGTGCTG